ATCTGGTCGGCTTTATTCCGCACGGACTGAATACCGGCAAACGTAATCGGTTCGCCAATATCCCGCCGTCGCATACCCGCCGAATAAATGCCTAGCGGTGCGTTCGGCCAATGATCGCGCATCTTTTCAGCGTTTTGTTCGATCAGTTCTTTAACGTGCGTCAGCATCAATATGCGGGTTTCCGGCCATGTCTGGATTGCCTCTTTGCAGAGCGCAGCAACGATATGGCTTTTGCCTGATCCGGTCGGAAGTTCAATGCACGGATGACCTTTACGACCATCCGCGAACCACTTGTAAAGCTGATCAATGGTGCGGCGCTGGTAATCACGAAGCATCAGAAAGGCACCTCGTCGTCTACAATTCTGGACCCCGGAAACATCGCCCGCGCTTGCCCGACCAATTCGTTCGCGCAAGCTTCGCCACCAGCGATCAATTCCTTGCTGCTGTAAACGTAGGCGTCACCTTCACCGTTGCGGATGTCCTTGCCGTTAATCTCATACACGGCTTCGTGTGTCGTGTTGCTGTTTTTTACAGGCCACGGCACCAAATCAGGGTGCAGAACATGGCTATCGCAGCCGGTTTTCTGGAAATCGCCGGGAATGTTTTTGCTTTCCCATCTAGCGCACGACCATGTGCCATCATCCTCCGGTGTGGCGTGAGCGCATGTCCGGCAATTAACGTGCTGGGTTAGTTGCTCCTTATGGCAGAAGCTATGCGCCGGACAGAATTTGCACTGATACCAGCTTGCGTCTGTTGATATCGGTGCAGGGATGCGTTCGGTCGTGGCGATGCGCCGTCCGCGATCTAGTAAGTTCTTGGCGGCTTCTGCATCATATTTTACGCGTTCGGTGTAAAGCCGGTCGTCGTCCTTGCAGACGGCAACGTACAGCGCACGTTCGATCTTGGTGCCAAGCATATAGACCTGCATCTGCGCCCAGTGCATTGGCTTCGATACTTGCACACCCTTCTTTTCCAAATCTTCAAAAGACTTTTTGGCGTGGGTTTTGTACTCCGCAATATGGCGGGTTTTCTCGGCACCGGGAACGCCGGACTCAATGATGCCGTCAACCGATCCGCCAACGTGCGATCCGAATTTAATAAAACGCTGCTGATCGCCTGTGCTGTTCATGTCAATGCCGATGGCTTTGAGATCGTCCGTGATAATGTCCTCCTCATTGTTACCACGCCGAAACAAGCGGCGAATACGACCGGGAAACTTTTCACGTACTGCCCAGCGAAACGACAACCAGAGCCAGCGGTCGCACGGATGGCCCAGCATAGAGCCGCCCAAGTGCAGACGCGGTTCGTCCGGCTGGCTGGCGTGGTGTTCGTCAATCAGATTGGCAATGCTGTGAATGGGTGGGGGTATTGCTGTCATGTAAAAGTGGCCGAGGGTTATTAGCCCCCGGCCTTCCTTGCTATTTAGCTGCCCAAGGCGGGGCGGCGGATGGTGCTGCCGGTGCAGCCGCAGCGGGTGCGGCGGCTATTGGCGGTGCGGAACCGTCAACGGCCTTAAAGCCCTTGACTTCGTTGCCCGGACCATAGGTCGGGTCGTTTTTGACCGTGACCTTGATTGACAAATTGCCGCCGAGTAGCTGGTCCGTATCTTCCAACTTTGCAATGCCAGTTGCCCGCATGATGTCACCAAGCTGCGCCCGACCGATTTCCTCCGCTTTCGGGTTTGGGTTGCGGGTGTTTAGGTTTGTAAACACCACACGCCCCTGATGCTCCGGGCCGGTGATGTCAAACCGCACCGCGATGTAGTTACCCGTTCCGGCCTTAGTGGTTTTTAGTTCGGCCCCCGCAATCGCTGCGGTGTACCATCCGGCTGGAACCGGGTCGAAACTGCGTTGTTCCGTAACCGGCATTTCGGCAATGTCAAAAGTTTGGTTAAGAAAAGCCATTAGATTATCCCTTTGTAATGGTGATTGAAGCCCGTCCGGGCTGGGTGGTAATGCCGTCAAGTAGCGGCCCGGTGATCGCTTTGTCTGCGCTTTTCCACGCTGACATATTGACCTCCGGCTTCCAACGGAACAGGCTCTGCAAATGATCTGTTAGCCCTTCTTCCGCTGCAATTTCTTGAATGCGTTCGCCGTTGACTTTACGGCTCATGCGTCCAGTGATTTTGATTTTATATCCTCCGTCCGTTTCAAAATTTTCAGTACCCTCCATATTTTCGGCAACGCCGATTAACGAAAGCAATTTGTCTTCTAGTTCGCGCCGACGTTCGGTAGCGACCTTTTCGGCTTGCTTCGCGTCAAGCCAGTTTTGGCTGAGATTTTCGAGGTCCATTATTTTGCTCCAAGTTTGGAAATGATCGCGCCAAGGTCTGCGCTCTCCCACTGATCCAGCTTGCCGCTGCGATCCTTGGCTTGCCATAGGCCGTCGCTGTCACACATCAGGCCGCGCTGCGATACGCCTTCGGCATCTTTCTCGACCCGCAGGGCCAGCATCAGATCAAAGAAGTACGGCAGCGATTGTCCGGTCTTGTTACCCGGCATCGATGGGCTGTAAAGCATTCGGCCCATTTCATCCTGTGACTTTTCCAGCTTGGCCGTCATCAGAACGTGCTTTGGCAAATCGCGGAATGACCGGATAGCCTCCGCCATAGTCGTCTGCATCTCACCATATGCCTGACGTGGGTCCTTGGCTTTGGACTTTTCATGTCCGAGGCAAACTTCAGCAATCTCGCTAATACTATCCAGCGCCACGCTGTCGTATGCTCTGGCCTCGTCGGAACCAGCCAGCCATGTATATGCCTCGCGCAGTTCGTCCATGCTGTTGACTGCAATAAACGGGATGTCTGACCCGGCGATAGAAAGCAGCCCGCCTTCCGCCGACAATATCACCGGCTTTGGCATGGTCGGGATAAGCGAGGTTTTACCTGCGCCCGCTTGGCCGTAGACCAGCAGCTTAATGCTGCTGGCCGATACGGTGTTGGTGTTTTGTAGATTGATAGCCATTTTTTATCTCCTGACGGTTTAATTATAGTAACGGTCGTCTTCGACCAGCGTTTGGGCGCAAACCAAATAATCCTCAATCAATCCGTCCAGATCGTCGCTGTCAAAAGTGTCAACAACGTAATTTCCAAATGATTTGAGCTCTGCCGCCGCTGCGGTATGGTTGAGGCGGCTTGCCATCGCGCTGATGGTAGCGCCTATGCCGGGAAGCACCGCTGTGCGGGTCCAGCGTCCTGCCGGTACTTCGTCGCGAACCGTGCGGGCGATTGCAAGGGCGGCTTCCACAATTGCTTGGTCGTCGTACATTGCATCAAGGTCGTTCATGTCTTTTTCTCCTGCTTAATCGCGGTTGGGTTATCCGGTTGCGATTTTGTATTTACATATAAACACAGATTGCATTAGGGTGCAAACAGTTAATTTCACACAGGAGCAAAAAAAATGACAACGGACGAAGCTATTGCCTATTTTGGCGACCGCAAGAAAATGGCCGAGGCGCTCGGCATTGGGCTGCACGGCACCTATCGCTGGGGCGACCATCCGCCTAAACTGCGGCAGTTTGAGATTGAACGCTTGAGCGATGGGGAGTTGAAGGCGTCGTGAATATATTTTATTTAGACGAATGCCCTGTTAAATCCGCACAGGCGCAGTGCGACAAGCACGTTGTCAAAATGATTCTTGAAACAGCGCAGCTACTTAGCACCGCGCATCGTTTGCTAGATGGCGACGAATACGCAGATGAGGCTGGTTTATATAAAACCACGCATAAAAATCATCCAAGTGCCATGTGGGTTCGGGAATGCGTTGCAAATTATCATTGGACGCACTTGCACCTGACTGCGCTTTGTGCGGAATACACTCGGCGTTACAACAAAACGCATAAAACCCAGCGTTTGCTTGCGCCGCTGGCTGTTGCGCCGAGCGCCATATCGCCCAACGAGGCGTTGACCGATGTGCCGCAGTGTATGCCAGATGATTACAAATGCAGCGATAGCGTGGCTGCATATCGCAGCTACTATCAGCAAGATAAGCTATCCCAACCTTGGGCAAAATATGCCTACACGGAGGCACCCGCATGGGCGATGTAATGGAAACCCTCGACCAGCGCGAGCAACAATATGGTGATTACCGCGACGTTGCAAAAATTTCGCAGCTTATAAAAATGGCGCTGAGAGATGTTTGTGATACCGGAAGTTTGTCATATGACCAGCGCGAAAGCCTTGACATGATGGCGTCAAAAATGGCGCGGATTGTTTCCGGCGACCCCGACAATATTGACCACTGGCTTGATATTGAGGGCTACGCTAGGTTGGTGAGAAATATATTGGAACGAGCAAATGGCTGACATAAAAGACATATTCGGCGGGCCGTTTGTCCCGTCTAACAAACAGGTCGATCCACCTGAGTTGCAATTAGCTGACGCCATGCGATCCGCTGGGATTGAGCCGCCGCACAAGCTGGAAATTGACGGCCAGCTTCACCGCTTTAGTACCAAGGGCCGCAAACGCGACGATTCAGGCTGGTATATTGCGTTTCCAGATGAGCCGGTGGCTGGGCGTTTTGGGTGCTGGCGCGATCAGATTGACGCCGTATTTAAGGCCGAAATAGGCCGCGATTTGTCACCCGCTGAAAATATGGCAATTTTGCGGCGGCAGTCGGAGGCCAAGGCAGAGCGCGATCTGGCACGGCAGCGCAAGGCGGAAGTTGCAGCCAGCACTGTCGAGACAATTTGGCGGGATGCAATCGCCGCAAGCCCGGATCATCCGTATCTAAAGCGCAAGGGCATCAATCCCCACGGCGCACGATTGACCGGCGACGGTCGGTTAATTGTGCCGCTATACGCCGCAGACGGCGATCTGGCGTCCCTGCAATATATCTCCGACGATGAAAAGCGTTATCATCCCGGCGGCACAACCAAGTCATGCTCATGGACATTGGGCGAGGTAACGCCGGGGCCGATATTTGTAGCCGAGGGCTACGCTACTGCCGCGACTATCCATGAAATATCCGGTCGGCCTTGCGTTATTGCCTACAGCGCGAATAACCTGCCGGAAATAGTCGGCCAGTTGCGCGATATACACGGCCAGACGCAGGAAATTGTAATAGTGGCAGATAATGACGCATCCGGCGTTGGCCGTAATAAGGCTGACGAGGCCAGCGCCAAGCACGGCGGTCGGATTGTAATGCCGCCGATTGAGGGCGATGCAAACGATTATCATCAATCGGGCGGCGATTTGGCAGGGTTGCTTTTTCCGCCCGCAGACGATTGGCTTGTCCCGGCCGATAGCTTTTCGGAACAGCCAGACCCGATCCGCTGGCAAATCAAAAGATGGCTGCAAAGTCAAGCCTTAATAATGGTTCACGGACCATCTGGCGGTGGCAAAACGTTTATGGTGCTGGATATGGTTCTATCGGTTGCCAGCAAGGGCGTTATATCTCAATGGTTTGGAAATAAGGTTCGCCACGGTACGGTGGTGTATCTGGCCGGTGAGGGCCATCACGGTCTTCGTGGTAGGGTAGCCGCATGGAAGCAGCACAAGGCCGTCAGCGGGCTGGATATGTGGCTTTCACGGCATGGTCTGGATTTAAACACCCCGCAGGGCTACCAGAAAACGGTAGACGCCATTCGGTCGCTGCCTAGTGTGCCGGAAATCATCGTGGTTGACACGCTGCACAGGTTTCTGGATGGCGACGAAAATAGCGCACAGGATGCCAAATCGATGCTGGATGCCTGTGGGGCAATGATACATGAGTTCGGTTGCAGCGTGGTTTTGGTGCATCATACCGGCGTATCAAACGAGGCACAGCACCGCGCCAGGGGTTCATCCGCATGGCGTGGAGCGCTGGATATCGAAATCAGCGTGGTCCCCGGCGATACGATTGAGATCATACAGCGTAAATCGAAGGATGCAGAGGAAGCCAAGCCGGTATTTGCTGAGTTGCAGTCGGTGCCCATTACTGGCTGGATAGATGAGGACGGCGACCAAGTTACCAGTGCGGTGCTGGTGGCCGGACAGGAGCCTGTCAAAGCAAAAAAAGACAGCCCAATCGTCAAGCATCAAAAGATGTTTGAAAATGCGTGGTGGACATCTGGCGCAGAGGATATTGAC